GGTGACCCGTTTCTTTTTTTCTGGTTCCATAGTCTGTTTCTTTGGTTTAACTTCAATCATCATAGTCTTAGTTGAACCATCTCTACCACGAGATTTAACAACAAAATCTGGAAAGTATCTGTGCATCTTACCATCTACTGGAGACCTGTAAGGAATGATAACCTCTTCTGAAGCCCACGACGAAATGCTTGGATTTTTGTCGAGCCAGTTCATCACTCTACATTCCCATGAAGAGCGGTATATGATTTTTGTGTGGTCCCCAACATATTTGTGGGGATTGGTAGGTCTAAATGTTCCAGAATACGCCATAAATAGTATATATAACTTTTTTACAAAGAGATAAAATGGAACAACCAACAATAGTTCAAGACCGATATGGACCAGGTGCAGGTACACCGAATGATGTACAAACAAGTGGATATACATCGACAACTGATGCTGATGCACAACCAGGAGGATTTTATGGTGACTCCAATTCTCAAAGTTCATTTGCAAATGGTCCATTAGCATCACTTTTTAAACCGAAGTATAATTACAAAGATATACAATATCCAGCTGACTTGAATGGTAATCCTTCAAATGGTGGTTCACCAACCAAAGGTCATGCCATTCGTTTTGATATGTATAATGTACGTACAGTTACACTTAATGAAGTACAAAAAACTGGAACAAAACTGGCCAAAGATGTGGTGGCTGCAGCACCAGGAATGCCAGCAGCAGTAAAAGGAACTGCAGAAGGAGTATGGAATGATACTAAAGCAATTGTGAATGAGGCTGCGGCCGATCCGGTGGCAACAGCAAAATCAATAGCTAATAAAACTGTAAAGTATTTAAGTACCGATAAAACCACAATCAGAGATTTTCTAAGAACTAAAAAAGAATTACAAACTACGGTTTCATTGTATATGCCAGACACCTTACATTTTACTCAAGGTGCTGAATATGGTGAAGTTTCTGTGTTAGGTGCAGCACAGAGTGTTCCTGGTCTCAAAACAGTTGCATCTGGTATACAGAGTGTTTCTGAAAATCAGTTGGTAAAATTGGCATTAAATAAATTAGGTTATGCCTTCAACCCACAATCACAGTCTTTGTTTCAAGGTATACATTTCAGAACATTTAATATGTCTTTTACTTTTACACCACGGTCTGCAAAAGAAGCAGCTAGAGTAAAAGAAATCATAACACTATTCAGGACATACGCAGCACCAACTATTCAATGGGCGGCCGCAGGTTTCTTCTATACACCACCTGGTATTTTCAATCTGACATTCTTACAGGACGGTAAAGAAAATCCAAACATTAATAAATTACAAGACTCTGTATTAACATCGGTAGATGTAAACTATGCACCAGTTGGTTGGTCAGCACACAAAGACGGTGCACCTGTACAAACAACTATGGATTTAAGTTTCCAAGAAATCGTTCTTGTTGATAGAGCTCTAATCAAACAAGGTTATTAAAATGAAATACTTTAATACTTTACCAAAAATAATAACATCAAACTACAATGGTGGTGTTATTGTTTTGACAAATCTTCTGGCTCGTGCCAATATTATACCAGAAGCGTTAAAGAGTCCTTTGTTATATTATACATATGACATACAAGAAGGTGATACACCAGAAATTGTTGCACATAAGTATTATGGTGATTCTTACAGATATTGGATTGTTCTTTTTGCAAATCAAATGATTGATCCACAATGGGATTGGCCTTTGAGTGGAAACAATTTTAACAAATATATTGTTGATAAGTATACAGAATTTGATCCATATTCAACAATACATCACTATGAAAAAATAATAGAACAAACTGATATTAATACAAATACCACAACAACAAATATGGTAATTGTGGATGAAGATGCTTATAATCTTATTAATGGTAGTACGAATACCTATACATTACCGACAGGAGTGGTATCAGTAAAAACAACAGGCAGAGCGGTTGATTACTATACATATGAGTTAGAATTAAATGAATCAAAAAGAAGTATACAGTTATTAAATAAAAATTATGTAAATGAATTTGAGTCTGAACTAAAGCGATTGATGGCATAAGATGGCAGAAAATAAAATGACAAATGCTCAGAATGTGAGCATTAATGAAGTAACCGTATACCCTAATGGTGAACAAGAACTATTACTTAAAGACCAAGTAATTGAATTGTGTTACTTTGAGGACATTTATAGTTTTGTTACCTCCGGTTATGTTACACTAAAAGAATCACAAGGTGTTTTAGAAAGATGGCAATTATCAAAATTATCTAAAATTAAAATTGATTTTGGTAGAGTAGAATCAGCTGATGAAAATATTTCTGCTTTTTTTCGGATTTATACTGTTGATGTAGAACCAACTGGTACCACAAAAGAACAACATTTAAAAATGTATTTTTGTTCTGAAGAATTATTAATATCAGAACAAACAAAAATACAAAAAGGTACACCGAAAGACGGTGAAGAAATACACAAAACGGTAACAAACATACTTACAAATTATTTAAAGATAAAGAAACCTATTGATATTGAAGAAACTAAAGGTATACAAAATCTTAATATTAATACCAAGAATCCTTTAGGTGCAATAAGTTGGTTGTCAGCACGTGCAAGACCAGCAACACAACCTTTGGCTGGTGCTGACATGTTATTTTTTGAAAACAAATATGGTTTTAAATTTAAGTCATTACGAACACTAATGGCACAAGAACCATATAATACATACAAATATCAACCAGCAAATTTGACACTTGATATAGAAGAAAATACACATAATATACTTCAATTGAAGTTTGTCAAAGCTTTTAATATTTTAGATGGAATAAGTTCTGGTGCATTTGCTAATAGATTAATTTCAGTTGATCCACAAACAAGGTCATATAGAGTTACAAATTTTGATTATAACAAGTATCTGGCTGCCAACAAACCAATTAATGATGCTGGTGTTATAAATGATGATAAGAATAGTTTGGGTTATGCACTAAATGAAAGTCCATTAAGTGTCGTAAAAGTTATTGTATCAAATCCAGAACAAAACAAAGTGCCTTATATTAGTGCAATTCCAGGTGCAGTAACAAATGATGCTTTTCTTGAAAATTCTATACCAAATAGAGCTGCAGAAATGACATTGGCAAATTACACATTAATAAAAATTGCTGTTCCAGGTGACCCCAATTTGGTTGCTGGTTGTACGGTTAACGTGAATATATATTCTTTAGTTACAGATGATGAAGATAGAGAGTTGGATCCATTTTATTCTGGTAAATATCTTGTGAATGCTGTTAGACATGTTTTGCAACCATCAAACGGAATGTATCAAACATTTATGGAATTAGCAAAAGATAGTTATTCAACTAAACTTGAATCAACAGGAGTAAAATAATGCATGTTGGAAATGAAGCCAATGACGTTTACGTTTCTTGGGTAGGAGTTGTAGAAAATATTGATGACCCATTGAAAAATGGTCGTGTGAAAGTTCGCATATTTGGTTGGCACACAGAAGATTTAATAAAGTTACCTACAGCAGTTTTGCCTTGGGCAACTGTAACACAGAACTCAACTGGTACTTTCGTTTCTCCAATTCCTGGTGATTTTGTTAATGGTTATTTTGCTGATGGAATATCAGCACAGAACCCTTTTATCCTTTCAGTACTACCTGGAGTCAGAGACTTAGTTAATAATCCATGGGATACAAGCAAAGGATTTTCACCACAACCTTTATTTCCAGGTGAACCAGCAGAACCAAATGCACCTGTGGTTAACCCAGCAATTGCTGATGCGGTTGCAAAGAATCCAACAACCAATTCATACATCTCAAAAGGTATTGTTGCCAATACAGGTATTTCATTGACAAATTCTTCTTTATCTCATGTTTGTGATTTTAGATATCAATTAGATTTTAATATTGGTTTGTCTGGTTTGATTAATCCAGTAACAGCAATCACACAAGCAATTAAAAATGGTAAAAATAATGCTGCCAATTTTATTGCTATGATGATTAAGAAATTGAATGACACAATTAGAACTACTGTAAAAGCATTGATTTCAGCAATGAATTTGGATCCAACTGGCCAAGTTGCATCTGTGTATGCTATCGTCAAAGCCAAACTTGATGATATCAATACATTCATAAAACAGATAGCAGAATATGTAGAAATTGCTTCAACAATTTATTATCTAATTAAAGATATTAATCAAATTGTTGATTATTTAAAGAGTTTGCCAGCAAGATTTTTGGCAATTGTACAAGATTGTATAACAAGATTCTTAAACGGAGCCAAAGCTTTTGTTTCTCAAGTTGCGGCCATTCCCGGTCAAATTGGTGCTACAGTAGAATCATTAGCAAGTTCAATCCAATCTGGTGCAGATTCTGTTTTGTCTGGTCTGAATGCCGAAGTCAACGCTGTAGTTATACCAGATAGTTTGATGGGTGTGTTTACCAATCCAGAATTAAACCATAGTAATACAGTTATTGAATATATCTCAAATACATATGGAAACGCAAATACTATAATGGCAACAGTAGAGGCAAGTAATTTTGATCCAAATAAGGTACAATGGGCATGAACAAACCTGACGCATTTAATGGATGGACTGAACCAGAATCAGCAGCCAATACCGATTATCAACCTGTATATCCATACAACAATGTAACACAGACTAGGTCTGGTCATATGTTTGAGTTGGACGACACCAAAGGTCGTGAGAGAGTTCGTCTACAACACCGTGCCAATACATTCATTGAAATGCATCCAAATGGTGATGAAGTTCATAAAATATGGGGTGATGGTTATGTTATTACGCTTGGTGACCAAAACATTTCTATTGGAGTAGATGATGGTAATAATGCCAAAAAATTAAACATCACAGTATATGGTGATGTGAATATGTATGTTACCGGTGACAAAACAGAAACGGTTGAAGGTTCTGTAATGCAACACATCAAAGGAAATTATACACAAGTTGTAGAAGGAATATCAAATATAACTTCTCAAAATGATATGTCGATTTCTGCTGGTTCAGGTATTTCCGGATCATTAAATATTAAAGCAGGTTCATCACTAAGTTTAGATTCAGATTTAAGAGTCCGTGGTGAAGTTATGGCCGATAAGATATTCTCATTTGGTCGTATTGATACCGGACCAACAGGTGGTATTAGTGCCGGTAAAGATGGTTTTGTTTCTCTGTTTGGTGGATTAGCAATAGGTTTTCCAATGGCTGTGGTTGGTAATATTATATGTGTTGGTACAATGAATGCTGGTCTTTTAGTTAATGCTGGTGTAGCTATGAATTCACCAGTTGCTAATTTTGGTTTGATGGAAGCTGGGTTGATGACGGATACTGTGAATACATCGATATTTGATTCACATATACATCCGGCTTTGGGTTTATCACCACCTTCAACACCTATGGTTTAAGGATATAAAATGAGTATTTTTGCTAGATTAGGATACGATGCATCCAATACGTCAAGTATTGTAAGTCCGTTGTCGGCCAACGTTATTTCAACAATGAGTAACTTGCCGCCTTTGTTAAATACATGGCAGACGGCCGATGCAGCAAATAATAATGTTGGTGGTTATTTTCAAAATCCAGTTGCAAACGTAACACAAAGTATATGGAATGTTGCTAATTCTATTATTTCTATTCCAGATTTAAATATGGTTGCCAATTTGGCTAATATATCATTAACAGCAAATGCTTTGAGTTTATCGGCTAATAATTTTTATGCGCACACCAATCGTTTATCTGGTGTTAGTCCAGATAGTGACCAGCCTACATTACCACACTTCAAATCTGTTATGGCTGTCAGTAAAGTGGTTATGTATATTACCTTTCAATCAGATGGTGTTCAGAATAACTCACCTATGATGGGTAACTTCACAAGTCTGATTCAGGCCAATAACTTAACGATTTCTTACAATACGATAAGTAACTATGCAAATACGATTGCAAATAGTATTAACCACAGTTCAAATACTACAAATTTAACACCAACACAGATTACTACCATACAAAATGGTATGAATGTGGCGACAGATTTAATGAATTCACGTAGAACGGCTGACGTAAATTTCTACTATAATTCACAGGCAATTGTAAATGATTACAATACTTTAAAACAATTCTCGACTCCAGGTCAATCCGAATCATATTTGTATAATAATTATGTGGGTACGGACAAGTTGAAGTCTAGGATTAACTCATAAATAAGAGATGGCAACCATAAACAAAATATATTCCGACATAGATTTCACTTTCACCAAGAAACCTGTGACGGCTGATGTTGCGTTAAGTTATGATGCACAGGCGGTTTCTCGCTCAATTAGGAATTTGTTAAATACTCAAAATTATGACCGTCTTTTCAATCCAGACCTAGGTTCACAGATTACAGGTTTGTTGTTTGAAAATATATCTCCGCTTGTGGCAAGTACAATGGAAATATTAATATCCAACATAATTAAGGCTTATGAACCTAGGGCTATATTAAAAAGTGTCAATGTTTATTCACAACCAGATTTAAATGCTTATAATGTTACAATAACATTTTACATAGAAAACGCAACACTACCAACAACAACAACAATTCTTTTAGAGAGAAACAGATAAAATGGCTGGTGCTAATTCACAAATTCAGATGACAGATTTGGATTTTAATACAATTAAAAACAATCTGAAAACCTTCTTACAATCACAAGATACACTAAAAGATTACAATTATGAAGGTTCTGCACTTTCTACATTGTTGGATGTTTTGGCTTATAACACACAATATAATGCCTACTACTTGAATATGGTTGCCAATGAGATGTTCTTGGACTCAGCAATTCAGAGAAGTTCGGTTGTTTCTCAAGCCAAAGTATTGAATTATACACCAAAATCTGCTCTAGCACCAGAAGCATTAATTAATTTTGTTGTACGCCAAGTATCTGATGCTTCATTGACACTTCCAAAGTTTACAACATTTATGTCGGAAGCTATTGATGGTATTAATTATAATTTTGTAACAACCGATTCAACTACTGTTGCTGTTTCTAGTAATACTGCAACATTCTCGTCCGTTAGTATTAAACAAGGTGTTCCAACATCTTTATCTTTTACTGTTGATTCTACGGCAAATCCAAAATACAAGTTTAATATACCAGAATCAAATTTGGATACTACAACTCTCCAAGTTTTGGTACAACAATCATCTTCAAATACTTCTTACGAAATTTACACAAAAGCAGAAAATTATTTAACTTTAAATAGTTCATCGGCTGTTTATTTTCTACAAGAAAGTTTGAATGGTACATATGATATCTATTTTGGTGACAACATTCTAGGTAAACAATTAACAAATGGCAACATAGTAATTGTTTCTTATGTTGTTACATCTGGAACAGCTTCTGCGGGTGCCAATAACTTTGTGTTAATGGGTTCTGTTGGTGGTTATGCAAACACGACTATTACACCAATCTCTGCTGCAACGACAGGTTCAGTTAAAGAAACAATCGATTCTATCAAGTTTCAGGCACCTAAGGCATATTCAGCACAGAAACGTGCGGTAACCAAAGAAGATTATATCACAGTCATTCAACAAAATAATTTAGGTTATGCTTTTGATGCAGTGAATGTATGGGGTGGTCAAGAGAACTCGACACCAGTATATGGTCAAGTATTCATTGCTGTTAAACCAGCAGGTGCTTATACATTAACAGCTACACAGAAACAAAGATTGATTACTGATGTTATTAAACCAGTTTCGGTGATGACAGTAGAACCAACATTGGTTGATCCCGATTATACTTATATTCAGATGACTGCAAATGTGTTGTATGATACAAAGAAAACAAACTTAACATCTGCACAGATACAGTCTGCGGTAAAAACAGCAATTAGTAATCTAGCTATCACAAATCTAAACACATTTAATTCTACATTCTCAGCAACAGATTTCACAAATGCTATTGCTGCTGTATCCAATTCAATTATTACTAATGAGATTACTGTTAAATTACAGAAAAAATTCTATCCAAATTTAACAACACCATCTACTTACAATCTATACTATGGTACATCATTAGAACGTGGTATGTTCCAAAGTGGTGTAACAAGCTCTCCATCCGTACAATTTAGAAATCCATTAAACTTGGCCAACATCATTGATGGTGTTTATATTGAAGAAGTTCCAACATCTACTGGTGGTTTAGAATCTGTTGCTGTTATTAATCCAGGTTATGGTTATCAGTATGCACCAACAGTTACAATACTTGGTGATGGTACAGGCGCCACGGCTGAAGCAGTTATTACAAGTTCTGGTTCGATCCGAGCAATCAATGTATTAACTGCTGGTTCAGGTTATACAAGTGCTATCGTACAAATTACACCGGATCCTGCTGATACTACTGGTGCTCTTGGTGCTGCGACTGCCACATTGATTGGTCGTTATGGTACTCTCAGAACATACTATAATGATTCACAGAATGTTAAAACAGTATTTAATAATAATGTTGGTACAATTGATTATGTTGAAGGTATTGTGACATTGAATTCTTTTGGTCCAATTCAAGTAAATAATGATTTGGGACAATTAACAATCACAGCCAAGCCAACCACAACAATCATTTCATCTTCATACAATAGAATTATTACAATTGATCCGTATGATCCTGGTGCAATCGTTGTTA